AGTGCCGAGGACATTCTTACAATTATCGAGATTTTGCAAAGGCGCGCGAATGGCTAAGGAAGCAATTTCCTACGACAAAGCGGAATTGCGCGCGATCTTGAAATCATTTAAAGCAATGGACGAAGAAGCGACCAATCAAGCCAAAAGAGCTTCGAGCGAATTGGCTGATTATGTACGAGGCAAAACTATCGACGCAGCCAATCGATCTTCCAATCGTGTTGCGCCAAAAATTGCCCAGGGTTCAAAGGTTTCCAAGTCTTCGAAGATCGGTGAGGTTTCCTACGGTTTTGCTTCCCAAAAGTTAAGCGGCGGCGGTACGACTCAGCAATTATGGGGCGGCTACGAATTCGGTTCCAACCGTTTTAAGCAATTCCCAGTTTGGTCAGGGCAAGAAGGTCGTGGCTCACGCGGTTGGTTTATCTATCCAACATTACGCGCCGCTCAGCCTGAGATCATTAAACGGTGGGAAGAATCGTTCTCGAAGATAGTGAAGGAGTTTGACTAATGGCTGGCAGTCGTACCCTTAAGCTTTCGATTCTTGGCGATGTTGACAACCTTAATAAGTCGCTCAAAACCGCGTCGGGCGATGTAGATTCTTTTGGCGATAAGGTCGGCAAGGCTGGTGTGGCAATTGGAAAGGCATTTGCCGCAGCTGCTGCCGCTGCTGGTGCTGCCGCAATTGCCATTGGCATTGAAGGCGTAAAGGCTGCAATTGCTGACGAAAAGGCTCAGACACAATTAGCGTTGGCGTTGGAAAATGCCACGGGTGCAACCCAGGCACAGATCAAGGCAACCGAAGATTCAATACTTCAAATGTCATTGGCAACGGGTGTTGCTGATGATGAATTACGCCCTGCCTTGGGTCGTTTGGTTAGATCCACGGGCGACACTGAAAAGGCGCAGCAATTATTGGCGCAGGCGTTGGATATCAGTGCGGCGACGGGCAAGCCAGTCGAAGCGGTGGCAAATTCGTTAGCCCGCGCATATGACGGGAACACGACGGCACTGGGCAAACTAGGGGTTGGCTTATCTGCTGCCGAATTGAAAACCATGTCATTCGAGCAGGTGCAGGGTCGTTTAACTGAATTATTCGGTGGCGCAGCTGCGAAAAACGCTGAGACTTACGCGGGACAGATCGCACGCGTACAAGTTGCATTCGATGAAGCCAAAGAAACCATTGGCGTGGCATTGCTTCCAATTCTTAAAACATTGCTGGACTTTATTAACAAAAACGCATTGCCAGCGATTCAAGCCTTTTCAAACGCTTTCAGCTTGACCGAGGGCGACGGGTTTGGCAAGGTCGTTTCCGATGTAGGCAACACCTTAAAGAAAACCTTCACACCAATCATTGAAGGCGTCAGGGTTATCTTCGACAAGGTAAAAACTGCCGTCATGAATAGCAAAGACGAATTTTCCGCGTTCTTTGATGTGGTGCAATTTATCGCACCCGTGATTGGCAAAGTCATTGGCGATTCATTAAAGGTCGTGGGCACTATTGCCGAAGTGGTCATTACCTTAATCAGCAAGGTTTTAGGTGCAATTAAACCGTTGCTCAACACTGCAATTGACGGAATCAATAAAATCATTACTGGCGTGAATCTAATTAAGCCAGGTGCAGACATTGGCTATATTCCAAAAATTGGGGCAGCTTCAACGGCGACTGGCGCATTGGGCAACTTCAGCATGTCAACAGGTTCAACCCTGACGACCTCAGCAGCAAGCGCAAGCACTGCAACGACGGGCGGCGCAACTACGACCAGCAGCGGGGTTTCGGGTGTGACAAGTTCAGCAGCTGCGGCAAGTTCAGCCGTTTCAAACATAGTTTCAGGCAGTTTCAATGCTGGTCGTTTCCGTCAAGCTGAAGGCGGCACGATCATCAATCTAACCGTGACAGGTGCGTTCGAGCCTGAAGGTACAGCGCGAACAATTGTTGACACCTTAAACAATTCTTATTACCGCGGGACAGGCGGCGGCGGGAATCTTGTAGGCATAGCATGACGCAATGGAATCCCGTTTGGAAGGTTGAAATCGACGGCACGGAATACACGACCGCAGTCTTGGCAAACCTAACAATTCGAAGCGGACGCCGAAACATTTACGAACAGGCGCAGGCAGGATATGTCAGTCTCGAGCTGCTCGATGTAAACCAAACGGCAATACCCGTCAAAATCAATTCCACCATTGGCGTTTCAATCAAAAACACCGCTGGCAGTTTTGTGCCGATCTTTGGTGGCAATGTGGTCGATATTGGGCTTGAGGTTCGCGATGTTGGTTCAACCATGTTCACGCAGACCTATAACATCACCGCATTGGGCGCCTTGGCTCGTTTGCCAAAAGCGCTGACCAACGGCGTATTGTCGAAAGAGTTCGACGGTGACCAGATTTATGACATTTTAAAAAATGTTTTGTTTGGGTCATGGGCTTCAGTACCTGGGGCGTTAACCTGGGCTACCTATAGCCCGACAACAACATGGGCAAACGCTCAAAATACTGGTTTGGGTGAAATCGATCGACCAGGCGATTATGAACTGGCAGCCCGTTCGTCAAGCCGAATCGATGTCTATTCTTTGGTCTCAGCGTTGGCGACTTCAGGGCTTGGTTACATCTACGAGGACGCCCAGGGGCGAATTGGTTACGCCGACAGTACACACCGCACCCAATACCTTGCAGCAAACGGATATGTTGATCTTGATGCCAATCATGCCCGTGCAGCTGGCTTACGCATTGAAACCCGCGTCGGTGATGTTCGCAATTCATTGACGATTAAATACGGTGCAACGAGCAGCGCCGAGGTGTCTGCCAGCGACGCAGCTTCCATTTCCGAATTCGGCACACTTGCCCAGATCATTACGACAACCCTGCACAATTCAGCCGACGCAACATCACAGGCGAATTTTTATTTATCCCTACGCGCTCAACCTCAGCCAATTTTTAGCGAAATCACTTTTGACCTGACTAACCCTGAAATTGACAACGCAGACCGCGACAGACTTTTGAACATATTCATGGGCGAAGCGATCGCATTAACCAATTTACCGCTCAACATGAATTCGGGAACATTCCAGGGCTTCGTCGAGGGCTGGTCGTTCAAAGCTGCATACAATCGACTTTCGATCACTTTACTGTTATCGCCATTGGCTTATTCTTTGCAGGCAATGCGCTGGAACAGCGTGCCAATAACCGAGCGCTGGAATAGCGTGTCGCCGACTTTAGACTGGGAAAATGCCACAATAGTGGCGTAGAAAAGGGGAACCAATGACAAATCCTACGAGCAATTTTGGGTGGCAAATGCCAACCGCGACGGACTTGGTCACAGACCTGCCCGCAGATTTTGAAGTGTTTGGGCAAGCCGTTGACACTTCACTAGCTGATCTCAAAGGTGGCACGACTGGGCAAATTTTATCAAAAGCATCAAACACAGACATGGATTTCACTTGGGCTGCTTCTGGCATTCCAGCAACAATTGTTGACGCAAAAGGTGATCTGATTGCTGCAACAGCAGCTGATACAGTTTCACGGTTAGCAGTAGGTACAAATGGACAGGTTTTAACAGCAGATTCAACCGCTGCAACTGGAATCAAATGGGCAACGGCAAGCGCTCCAACACCATCATTTTCTTTAATCACTTCTGGAGCATTATCAGGTTCAAGCACCTCTTACACAGGTTTAAGTGGTTACAACTCGTTTATGGTGATTATTGATAATTTATCAACTGACTCAACTGCGGGCAACAACATTACAGTTACATTTAATAGCGATACTGCATCAAACTATGCCTACTCAGGATTACTTTTAAGTTATTCAGGCACAACACTTTCAACATCAGGCCGCAGGTCAGCAGGAACTACATCTATTCCAATGGGTCGCACCACTAATGATATTGGAAATATACTTTGTGCCTCTTTTACTATTGAAGCTGCAAACTCAACTGGCATCAAAACAGGTCAGATCAATTCAGGAACTTACAACAATACGGATCTGGCTCAAAGCAACATTCTTGGTTATCGCTATTCAGGAACATCAGTAATTTCATCAATTCAAGTAATCACAGGTGCAGGATCGTTTGATGCTGGAACTGTTTACATCTATGGAAGCGTGGCATGACATGAAACTTGTAGAATATAACGCAATTACGGGCGAAACAACTGAACGCGATTTTACAGCAGATGAAGTCAAAGCATTAAAGATTAGCAATGATTTATTAGATGCTGAGCAAGCAGAAATTAACGCAAAACAGGCGGCAAAAGAAGCAGCAAAATTGCCAATTTTGCAGCGTTTGGGTTTGACTGCCGAAGAAGTTAAGATTCTTTTAGCATGAGTTATCCTGAAGGCACAAACGCCCGCCTGATCGAAGTCGCCGCAGCTGAAGTCGGCACAATTGAGGAAGGCGACAACCTCACAAAGTACGGCAAATTTACAAAGGCTGACGGCTTGCCGTGGTGCGGCAGTTTCGTTAATTGGTGTGCATCTCAGGCAGGCGTCAAAATTCATTCAGTCGTTGGCACAGCTCAGGGCGCCCATAAATTTAAAGAGATTCAGCGCTGGTCAAACATGCCGCAATTGGGTTACCTGGCTTTTATGGACTTTCCACATGACGGCGTCGATCGCATTTCACACATTGGAATTGTGGTTGGCTTAATTGATTCAAAGACTTGCCTAACGATCGAAGGCAACACCAGCGGGACAGGCGACCAACGCAATGGCGGTATGGTCATGGTCAAGGTTCGATCATATGGGGAAGGTAAAGAAATCGTCGGGTTTGGAATTCCAAAATTCGTTCCATATAAGGGCGAATTTCCAAAGATCGACATACCAACGACGGCTGCAAAGCCAAAGAAGGAGACA